AAAAGCTGCGTTAAAGAAAGCCCAGATAGGATTTATAACCGCCGGAGCAACTTTTCTTTAGCTTATTAATTTTATTATGAGTCAAGACTTAAAACAAATAATAAGGCAGGAATTCGTAAGATGTGTAGCCGATCCGGTACACTTTATGAAAAAATACTGCTATATCCAGCACCCTCAACGTGGTAGAATACTATTTAACCTATATCCATTTCAGGAAAAAGTACTAAGTCACTTTAAAGATAACCCGTATTCTATCATTCTAAAGTCTAGACAGCTTGGAATATCAACTTTAGGAGCCGGTTATTCACTATGGTTGATGCTTTTTCATAAGGATAAGAACGTATTAACCCTAGCAACCACACAGGCAACGGCAAGAAACCTGGTAGCAAAGGTGCAGTTCATGTATGAGAACCTACCTTCCTGGTTAAAAGTACCATCGGTCGAGCATAATAAGCTATCTTTAAGACTAGCCAACGGTTCTAAGATTCAAGCCAAGTAATCAAATTCAGATTCAGCACGTTCTGAAGCTGTATCCCTGCTCTTAATTGACGAGGCAGCCTTTATTGATAACATTGCCGAGACTTGGGCATCAGCTCAGCAGACCTTAGCAACTGGAGGAGGAGCAATCGTACTATCTACCCCGTATGGAACAGGAAACTGGTTTCATCAGACATGGGTAAGAGCTGAAAATAAAGAGAATGACTTCCTTCCTATTAAACTACCATGGTATGTACACCCTGAACGTGATCAAACCTGGAGAGAAAGACAGGATGAACTACTAGGAGATCCAAGACTGGCAACCCAGGAGTGTGATTGTGACTTTAGTACATCCGGAGACACGGTTTTCTACGGTGAATATATGGAATTCTATATGAAGACCTATATGAAAGAGCCTTTGGAAAAAAGAGGAGCAGATCAGAACTTATGGATCTGGGAACCGGTTGATTATTCCAGAAGTTATATGGTAGTTGCTGACGTCGCCCGTGGAGACGGTAAGGACTATTCAGCATTCCACATATTAGATATAGAAAATAACACCCAGGTCGGTGAATATAAAGGTCAAATAGGGACTAAAGAATTTGGTTTACTCCTGGTTGCAATAGCAACAGAATATAATGAAGCCTTATTAGTGGTTGAAAATGCATCTATAGGATGGGCAGCAATTCAGACTATCTTAGACCGGGGTTATAATAACTTCTACCATTCTCCTAAATCAGGAACATTGACGGCAGAATCTTATTTTAATCAATACGATATTAATTCTAATATGACTCCTGGATTTACTATGAATTCTAAGACCAGACCTCTAATCATTGGTAAGTTCCAAGAAGCCGTTAATGAAAAGGCAGTAGTTATTCAATCTAAGAGACTGATTGAGGAAATGAAAGTCTTTGTCTGGAAGAACGGACGGGCGGAAGCACAGTACGGGTATAATGATGACCTAGTAATGTCGTTCGGGACTGGGTTATACGTTCGAGATACGGCCTTACAGTTAAACCAGCAGGGTATTGATATAACCAAAGCAGCCCTAGGTAATATCTCATCTACTAAAACACCTTATCAGGGAGTATACTCACCATCAGACACTAAGAATCCTTATCAAATAGATAATGGACAGGGTGGAACTGAAGATTTCACCTGGCTTCTTAAATAAATTAAGTTGGCCTTTTTAACTATTTATACTTATATTATTAAGACGTAATGGCAGATACCGGCATATTCTCAAGACTTAGACGCCTTTTTTCAACCGATGTAGTAATTAGAAACGTCGGAGGCGATCAATTAAAAGTCGCTGATACTAACCAGATTCAGATGTCTGGAGAGCTAGAAAATAACTCTCTAGTTAATCGATACAATAGAATCTACACCACATCTCCATCCTCTTTATATGGATATCAGAGTAGTTTTAACTACCAGACCTTAAGAACCCAGTTATACTCAGAGTATGACGCCATGGATACTGATGCTATCATTGCATCCACTTTAGATATCCTGGCAGAAGAATCTACTTTGAAAAATGATATGGGGGAGGTACTTCAAATCCGTTCTTCGGATGAGAATATCCAGAAGATCCTTTATAATTTATTTTATGACGTTTTAAACGTTGAATTTAATTTAAATTGGTGGATCAGAAACATGTGTAAATATGGAGACTTCTTCTTAAAATTAGAAGCTTCTGAACAATACGGGGTTTATAACGTAATTCCATTTTCTGCTTTTAATATAGAAAGACAGGAAGGCTTTGATGAGAATAATCCTACAGCAGTTAGATTTAGATATGACCCGGATGGTCTGGCAGCAGACACTTACGGTTACTTTAGAGGTCCAAACCAGGAAACAGGTAAGGATATCTTCTTCGATAATTACGAAATAGCACACTTCAGACTTTTGACTGACGTTAATTTCTTACCTTACGGCCGTTCTTACTTAGAGCCTGCAAGGAAATTATTCAAGCAGTACACCTTAATGGAAGATGCAATGCTGGTTCACAGAATAGTAAGAGCTCCTGAAAAGAGAATCTTCTATATGAATGTGGGTGGTATTCCTCCAAATGAGATTGAGAACTTTATGCAGCAGGCAATCTCTAAAATGAAACGTACGCCTTATATTGATAATCAGACAGGTGAATATAACCTAAAGTACAACATGCAGAATCTTATGGAGGATTTTTATATCCCTATGAGAGGTAATGACACCAGTACTAAGATTGATACCCTAGGAGGATTACAATACGACGGTATAACAGACGTTGAATACCTTAGAGATAAGCTATTTGCTGCCTTAAGAGTACCAAAAGCATTCCTTGGATATGATGAAAATCTACAAGGTAAGGCAACCTTGGCCGCTGAAGATATTAGATTCGGTAGAACCATTGAAAAGGTACAGCGTATTATGGTTTCCGAACTTTATAAGATTGCTTTTGTGCATCTTTACATTCAGGGTTATAGAGACGAATCACTAACTAACTTTGAATTAGGTCTAACCACTCCTTCAATCATTTATGATCAGGAGAGAATTGCTTTATTAAAAGAGAAAGTTGATCTAGCAGCTCAAATTAAAGATTCTGGTATTCTTCCAACGGATTGGATTTACGATAATATCTTCCACCTATCTCAAGATCAGTATGATGAGTATAGAGACTTGATTCTTCAAGATAAGAAAAGAGACTTTAGAAGATCTCAGATAGAAAATGAAGGAAATGATCCTATGGAGACTGGAGAGTCTTATGGAACTCCCCACGATATAGCTACGGCTTACGGTAAGGGTAGGGTGTATGACCGTCCAGGTTCAGTACCTGATGGATATAACGAAGATGAGCCTGAGATGGGCCGTCCTAGAGAAAAAGCATCCATGGCCGGAACTCAAAATGATCCTTTAGGTAAGGATAGATTAGGTAGAGACGCCGCCAAGAATGACGATCAGGAGGATTTTGGTAGACCTAAAAGAGTAGATGCCCGTAGGTATGCTATGGAGCAATCTAAAAAAGAATTAGGTCGTCATGAAGATATGCTTAATAACATGCCGGGTAAGAAAAAGCTGGTATTTGAATCAGATAAAAAAGGAGATAATCTTCTAGACCCAAAACAAATCAGGGAATAAAATTTAACACATATTTATTATAAAACCGACTACTGTGCAGAACAAACACTCGAAATTCAAGAATACAGGTTTACTCTTTGAACTTTTAGTAAGACGGATTACCGCCGACACTTTAGAAGGGAAAGACTCTGCTGCTGTTGATATTCTTAGAAAATACTTTTTAAATAGTGAATTAGGAAAAGAATATAAATTATACGAGCAGCTATCTAAACACAAAAACTTAACCGAATCTAAGGCTGAATTAGTAATTAATAGTCTGGTTGAGACCTCATCTAAATTAAATCGTACCGAGGTTAGAAAACAGAGATATAATTTAGTACGTGAAATTAAAGAAAATTACAGCGTAGAGAAATTCTTCAAAGTTAAAATTAATAACTATAAAATTTACGCTGCTTTAAATAACCTTATTGAAAATCACACATCTACTGATGTAGCACCGGAAGTCGTTATTAGTAATAAAATGACTTTATTAGAATATCTTTCTAAAGCACCTGTTGAGGAAAAGAAAGATGAATTAATGGAAGAGTTTAACGGGTACGATAAGGACCTAAAGATGCTTACTTACAGAGTTCTTCTTGAGAAGTTTAATGAAAAGTACGACGATCTAAAGTCTGCTCAAAAAGAAGTCTTAAAAGAATTTATTAACTCTGTAGATGCACCTGAAAAATTAAAAGAACTTTACAACAATAGAATCCCAGGAATTAAAAGTACTTTAGAAAGAAAAATTAAGAGTATTGAAGACCAGGTAGTTAAAATTAAATTACAAGAAGTTCTTAAGTACGTAACACCTTTAGAGAAAAACGATAAATTCTCTAATGACGATGTTGTTAATCTTTTACAGTATTACGAACTAATTAACGAACTTTAAATCATGACCAGGACCGAGTTTAAGAGACAGCTTAAGGAAATGTCTACCTCGGCCGGTGCAGGGGCGTACTTAGGAAAGTATGCTTATAATCCTGATAAGAATGCCAAAGGAGCTGCAAAGAACTACTACCTTAAACTAGGTTGGAAACTTGTAGACCAGAATAAACTAAGAAAGAAGGCCAAGGGCCTAATAGTTAAAGATCTTTGGAAGAAATAAAAAATGGCTAACTTTAACGTATCAGTAACACAAAACAGGGAACAGCAACCGGCAGATATAACAGCCGGAGTTTCTACCACTTATACTATCTCAAATACCTTAGAGGGTAGTTCTTATTTCACTTTAGAGACAGTAAAGAACTCAGACGGGTTCTACGATACTACCTCTCCTAAAAATACTTCTGGATCTTTTACTTTAGGATCCGGATTATCATCCCTAGTACAATCAGATTATATGGCCTCGGTTGTAGTAGCTCCCGGAGGTGGAGTTCTAACATTTGTCCCTGCAATCGACATCGTAAAAGAAACTTTGGACTTAAGAGGCACAGGAGCCTAAGTCTACTATATTTATAAATGTATGAAAAGCCTACAGAACAAACTAAACCTTATTAAAGAAGGAAAAGGCAATAAAGAATTATTCTTAAAAGAAGCTAAGTCAATGTTTCCAAACGTTGTTACTAATGCTCTAACTTTTGATCAAGCCGTTCATAACTTAACAGAAAGAGGAATCCTTTCAGAAGGATTTATCGGTATATCTGCTAAAAGACCTACAAATCCAGATTGGTTCTCAATCTTTAATGAGAACGTAAAAGCTGATCTTAAAGATACTGACAAGGACGTTGAAAAGCTTGAGACTGCAGGCTACGATTATAAAGACGAAAAAAATTCTAACAATCTTTCAATGGAGTCTATTTTATCCGGTTACTATGCCGAGATGAAGGATCCTAAGAATGCTGAAAAGACTGAAGAGGAACTTAAGGAAATGGTCGTTAAGAACCTTGAAAAAGATCCTATGCATTATATGAAGGACGGTGCTTTCGGAGTTAAGGGTATTGGATACACTGATGAGGCTCCTGGTTTAAAAGCATCTGATACAGATAAGATGATGCCTGTTAAGCTTAGTGAAGCTAAAAATAAGGCAATGGAAAAGGCGGTTAAAGAGATTGAAAAAAAATCTGATTTAGCTAAAGCCGAAGCCAAAGTAAGTCAAATAGATGAATTAATTTCTGAACTTCAATCTAAACTATCAATGACAGAAGCCGAAGGTGTATCTGAGATGGTAGATAAAAAGAAAGTAAAAGAAATTCAGAGAAATATTAAGTTCTTAGAAGCTAAGAAGAAAAGATACGAAAAAGAAAAAGCCCGTCTTGAAGGTAAGTATGGAGAGAAGAAGAAGGAAGTAGTAGATGAATACTTTGATTTAACCAAGCATGATGATGATCCTACATCTATGGATGAGGAATTAGAAACTCCAAACGAAGAAGCCGGAGAGCAGGTAGAGAAAATGGGTTATGCAGAAGCAGTGAAAGAGATGCTTAAAAGAAAAGGACTTAAGAAATAATTAATGAGTAAAGATCTCCTTATAGAAACCCAATCCTTCCGACCCGTAGGAGCTATCACCGAATCAAGAGGTGGAGGCAGTCCGATGGTTGAAGGTATCTTAGCAACCGCCGAAGTTAAGAACGGCAATGGTAGATATTACCCTAAGTCTATTTGGAAAAGGGAGATTGATAAGTATATGGATAGTGTTCGTAATAACCGTGCAACCGGTGAACTAGACCATCCAGAATCAACAATAATAAACTTAAAAAACGTTTCTCACAATATAAAAGATATCTGGTGGGATGGGGATTATATTATGGGTAAGATCGAAATACTACCTACTCCATCCGGAAATATCTTAAAGGCTTTAATTGACAGTGGCATTCAAGTAGGTGTTTCATCAAGAGGAATGGGTTCTGTAAAACAGATAGGTGAGACTTTGGAGGTACAAGACGACTTTGAGTTGCTCTGCTGGGACTTTGTTTCCACTCCTTCAAATCCTGGGTCATGGATGCACCAGTCAAGGTTAAATGAATCCTTAGGAAACGGTTCTCTAAAAGATTACAGCAAAGCAAATGAGATTATTCGTGAACTTCTTTGCAGCTTTGGAGAATGTCCCATTATATAACAATCTTTATTTAAAGATAGCTTTTCGGAAAAACATCTATATTTATTAAAAGTAGATATGCTATCTCAATATAGCATTCTGAAAAAACAGTTTAACAAACTACATTACGCTTGAAATCAAATAAGCGTATTTTCCAAAACAAATTTTAGGAACAAAATGTCAAACAGAGATTTATTAAAAGAGGCTATTGCTGATGCAAAGGCCGTAAAGGAAATGGCTATCTCTAATGCTAAAGCAGCGTTGGAAGAGGCCTTCACTCCGCAATTGAAATCTATGCTTGAGAAGAAACTTACAGAGATGGACGAAGAGGACGACAAGGAAATGGAAGAAGCTAAAATGCATGATGAAGAAAAGATGGAAGAAAAGATGCATGACGATGAAACTATGACCGAAGAAGAACTCAACGAACTTCTTGCTGAGTTAGAAGAAGGTGACGAAGAAGAAGTGCATGAAGAAGAAAAAGAAGAAATGCATGAAGAAGAAGAGGAGCCTGAAGCTGACGAAGAAGAGAAGGAAGAAGAGGAATTCGACCTTGAGGAAATGTCTGAAGAAGATTTGAAAGCATTTATCGAAGATGTGGTAGATGAAATGATTGAAGCTGGTGAATTAGAAGCCGGTGAAGAAGAAATGGAAGCACCAGAAATGGAAGCTTCTGAAGAAGAAGTAACTGATGAAGAATCAGAAGAAGAAACCGAAGAAGAGCCAATGATGGAAAGCAAAAAACCAGCAGAAGAACTTGAAGAAATGATTGCTATTACACCAGCAGTGGTATTAACTATCCTTGGGGGAATAGTATCACTTATGGGCGGTGCAGTTGCCAAAGCATATTTTTCTTTCAAGAAAGAAGAAAAGGAAGAAACGGCTAAAAGAACAGCAGAAAAGATCAAACAGGGAATGAATCCAGAACAAGCTGCAGCAGAAGCTACTAAAGAAGTAGATAAAATGCAGTCTATCCAACCTGTAGATTCCAAGTACACTACAAGTAGAGCTGGTGCAACAGGTGCTATGAACCTTGAAGAAGATGAAAAAGAGGGAATGGAAGAAATCATTGACCCAACTGGAAGTGATTTTCAAGCTTTAGCAGATGCTTTAAATGTTACTATGGAAACAGCTAAGTACATTACTGTTGCTTTCGGTCTTTCAGTACCTGTTCTTATTGGTATGATTCATGCAGGAGGTACTAAAGCAATTGATTTTATCAAAAAAACGTACAAGAAGTTAACAGGTAAACAAGCTGCTGACTCTGACGAAGTGACGGAAACTATCGAAACTTTAAAAGCTGAATTAAACGAGGTTAATCTTCTAAATTCTAAGTTACTCTACACAAATAAGATCTTTAAAGCTAAAAACTTAACAGAAGCTCAGAAAGTTAAGGTATTAACTACCTTTGACAAAGCTGAATCAGTTAAAGAGGTTAAGCTTGTATATGAAACCTTATTAGAAGGTCTAGTTTCAACAACAAGTAATACTAAAGAAGCTATTAAAGAATCTAAGAGTTTTGCATCTAAAGCTGTCGGAACATCTCCAAAGAAGCCTGTAATGGAGACTGACGGTATGGTAAGTAGGTTCCAAAAACTTGCAGGCATAAAGTAAAAAAAAATTAGAAAGTACATAAAATGTCAAACGTACAACAACTATTAGAATCTGCTAACCCATGGCAGAGTTTGCAATCTGACGCGGTTAGATTAGCAAGCAAATGGGACGCTACTGGCCTTTTGGAAGGTCTTGGTAGCGATATTGAGAAGAACAACATGTCTATGATTCTTGAGAATCAGGCCAAGCAATTGGTAGTTGAGACTTCACAAACTGGAACAGGTGGTAGCTTTACAGCTGGTACTGGTGAGCAGTGGGCTGGAGTAGCTCTTCCATTGGTAAGAAAGGTATTTGGTCAGATCGCTGCAAAAGAATTCGTTTCTGTTCAGCCTATGAACTTACCTTCTGGTCTTGTATTCTTCTTAGACTTCCAATACGGAACTTCAAAGAATCCTTTCACTTCAGGTGATTCTATGTATGGTGATTCTTCTGACAACTTCGGTAACACCTCTACTGGTGGTCTTTACGGTGCTGGTAGATTCACTTATTCTACAAACCAGTTCTCAGCTTCTGGAGCTACTGCTACTGCAGCTTCTGCTTCTTTGACTGACATCAACTACGATTCTGCTTACAGTGCATCTGCTGCTGCTGGTGAGATCAAGAAGTTGACTGTTGCTACTTCTTCTATCTCTGCTGATATCGATGTATTAGGAGTTAGAGGATTTGTAATCACTTCAGGTTCAGTTGCTGTTGCTGATAACTTAAACGAGTTCCACTACTTCCAAGGCGGTAACGTAGTATTCTTCGTATCAGCTTCTACTGCTGAGATCCCAACTCTGAATGAGTTCTTAATTGAGTACAACAAAGATACTAAGGATAATGCAAGAGGTGACTTCGAATCAGGTGCTAGCTATGCTGTTCCTAACGCTGAGTCTACTTCTGACATCGTAATTCCACAGATTAACGTTTCTATGAGATCTGAGGCTATTGTTGCTAAGACTAAGAAGTTGAAAGCACAATGGACTCCAGAATTCGCTCAGGACTTGAACGCATACCATAGCTTGGATGCTGAGGCTGAGTTGACTTCTACAATGTCTGAGTACATCAGTCTTGAGATCGATCTTGAGATCTTGGATATGTTGATTGAATCAGCTGCTGCTGGTACTGAGTACTGGTCTGCTGTTAACAACAGAACTATCACAGGAACTGAGACTGCAGTTGCTTCTTTCGGAGACGCTGGATTCTTCAACACTCAAGGTCAGTGGTTCCAAACTCTAGGAACTAAGATGCAGAAACTATCTAACATCATCCATCAGAGAACTTTGAGAGGTGGTGCTAACTTCTGCGTAGTTAGTCCTACAGTAGCTACTATCTTGGAAAGCATTCCTGGATTTGCTTCTACTTCAAACGGTGATGTTACTGCCGCTACTTACGCTTTCGGTGTACAGAAGATGGGTCAGATCAACAACAGATACACTGTTTACAAGAACCCATACATGAAAGAGAATACTATCTTGATGGGCTTCAAGGGTAGTCAGTTCTTGGAGACTGGTGCAGTATTTGCTCCTTACATTCCATTAATCATGACTCCTATGGTGTACGATCCAGATACTTTCGTACCAAGAAAAGGATTATTGACTAGATATGCTAAGAAGATGGTAAGACCAGAATTCTACGGTAAGATCTACGTTAATGGTTTGAACACTTTGTAAGATAAACCTTACGTAAAGTAGATAAAGAGCCCGGTGAAAGCCGGGCTTTTTTTATGTTCGTTCTTCATTAAGAATCTATTTATAATAAAGTTATTAATCTTATAAAAATTATGCCGAGCAATCATCACACCGATGAGGTTTTCAAAGAAAAAAGGAAGCCCAAAAGACCGATCAGATTTGGAATAACATTAAACGAAGAGCAGAAACTTGCAAAAGCAGAAATCTTACATCACGATATAACAGCAATAAAAGGTAAAGCCGGTTCAGGTAAAACCATGCTTGCCGTTCAGACCGGGTTAGATCAATTATTTAATAAGGTAGTAGAGAAGTTAATTATTGCCCGGCCTTTTGTAACAGCCGGAGAAGATATTGGATTTCTACCAGGAGGAGTAGATGATAAATTATCATACCTTACTTCCCCGATTTATAATATAATGTACGATCTGGTAGGAAAAGCTAAGACTGAAAAGCTAATCCAGGACGGGGATGTCATAGTGGCTCCCTTTGGATTTCTAAGAGGTAATACATTCTCTAACTGTTTTGTTTTAGTTGATGAGGCACAAAATGCCACTATGAGACAAACGGAATTAATGATAGGTAGGTTAGGTATGAACTCTAAAATGGTCTTCTGCGGGGATATGTCCCAATGTGACTTAAGAAACAAAAAAGAATCTGGATTTGATTTCTTTTTAAAATTAGAATTAGCAGTTCCTAAAGTAAAAGTAGTAACTTTACATCAAAATCATAGACATCAGGTAGTAGACCCTATTTTAGATGTATTTATAACATATAGAGATTAGTTAACGCTTATCCTTTTATACTGATATTTATAATAAAACTATGTCTGCCGGGAGATACAACTTATACATAGAACAAGGAGCTACCTTTAAAATAGACTTAGCATATAAAGATTCAACCGGCGATCCTGTTGATCTTTCGTACTACACCGGTCGAATGCAAATACGACCTACTGCTACTTCTGATACAGTGTATCTCACATTATCTAGTTCCTACAACTCAGATGGTACCGGTCTTCATTTTTCTGGTTCTAACGATAATCTTCCCCCGACTTCAGGAACTGTAGGAGTAATTATAGCCTCCTGTACTAGCTCGGATTTAAGCTGGTCCGGAGATGCACATTACGATTTGGAATTATATTCTGGATCCGGTGATTGTGCTTATACAATCAGACTTATAGAAGGAAGAGTGAGACTAAGTAATGAAGTAACCCGTTAATGGCAGGCAATAGCGTATATACAAACCCCAATCAGATAGTTATCCAGGAAGGCCAAACCCAGGTCGTCCAGGTTGTTACTCAAGGACCTCAGGGTGCTGTAGGACCTCAAGGACCTGCTGGACCTACTGGATCAGCAGAAGCATCTGGCCCTATACAAGCTGTACAGTATAATAAAGACGGTGCAACAGTATCTGGTAGTAGTTTATTCTTATTTGATGATTCAACAGGAACATTAACTTTATCTGGAAGCTTCTTAGTATCTGGAAGTTTACTTCCTAATGTCGATTCCGGAACTGGAATATCATCTTTTTCTTTAGGAAGTGCGACTAATGCATGGAAAGACCTTTACGTTGGAGATTCTACAATATACTTTGTTAGTCAATCTACAGTTTACCCTTTAACTATTGAAACTAACGATGCTGGCTTAGTAACTTTAAAAATAGATAATCACGAGGTACCTCTCGCCGGAGTTACCGGTAGTCAAGATATAACAGCTTCTTTAGCTGTAGTTGCACAGACAGCAAGTTTTGTATCTGGATCTAACGTAGTAGGAAGTGTTAGTTCTGCAATTACAGCATCTTTTGCTAATACAGCTTCGTTAGGCTTGTTAAACATCTTAACCGGATCTGTAACTTCAAATACTTTAACATTTACAAAAGGAGACGGCTCTAGCTTCAACCTCACTGTAGATACCGGATCAGCAGTAACAACATCAACTGGCTCGTTACTACAAACCGCCTCTATTTCAGACGCTACTATAACTTTTGAAAAAGGAGACAGTAGTACTTTTGATATAGTAGTAGATAATGTAGGGACAGCTAATACAGCCTCCTATATAGCAGGAGCTAATGTAGACGGAGCAGTCGTAAATGCAACAAATGCT